TTCATGTCACCCGTCAGGGTGCCCATGGCCCCACCAACCTTCGGGGTTTCCATGCCAGTTGCCATCCCCGTTGGCATCCCCGTCGGTACATTCTGGTCTGATATAGGCATGCCCGGCTGCATGCTCGTCGTGGGCACCTCAGCACCACCAGAATACTGACCCTTATCGTATGCCTTCCCAATCTTCTCCGTTGATGACATAAGAGGCTGTCTGCTCGTTCCACCACCCCGACCACCCGTCAGAGTGCCCATCCCCATACCCTCTGGTGGGCCACCAGGAGCATTAGTTCCAGAAGGCACATTCTCCTGACCCGGCATTGGCGGGCCTCCAGCCTGGCCACCAGGGCCTCCGGGGGCAGGGCCTGGGCCTCCCGGCCCCGTACCCTGTCCTGCAGGGCCACCAGTGCCTACCGGAGGCGTAGTCTGGCCCTGACCCGCTAGGGCCAAGTCTTTTTTCTTCTTCTTCTCTCGCTCTTGTGCGGGAGTCATTCCAGAAAGACGTTTGGTCATCGTTGCGGGCCTGCCTGTTGAGTCAGGTTGGGTAGTGTTGGAGGGGATCGTTGAATCGTCGGTGTATTGCTAGCCCCAGGCCCAGTTGGGAATCGCTGTGGGAAATCCCTAGTCCCTCCTGCCACATTAGGAATCTCTGTGGGGGGGATTCGTCTCTCCCTAGCTGGCCCACCAGGTGGCATCTGAGTAAATGGGGGGCGAGGTAGGCCACCAAAAGCAACATCACTCTCGTTAGGCACATCAAACCCATAATTTGGCAGATCAGCCTCTGGCCCTGCAAGTGGAAGTAAATCGCCTGATGGAGAGGGAGGAGGTGGTGTTGGTAACGGTGGCGGAGACGGAGGGGGAGACGGAGAGGGCGGAGGGGGAGACGGAGAGGGCGGAAACTGGGTTGGTGGAGCCTGGGGAAGGGACGGCGGTGGCATAGTCTCATTGGATGGAAGATCCGGGTGAGGGGGGGCTGGCTGCGGCAAAGGAACCCTGCCCATGCTATAATTTATGTTTGCACCCACGTTCGGCGGTAACTGCATCGGTGTCTGCGCACCACCAGGCGAACCCGGAGCAAGTGGAGCAGTACCGGCACGGCCACCTGGATCTGTAGGGGTCGTAGCCCCTCGAAGCTGATTGTATAAGTCAATAATCGGGATCGGCCCACCGCCCCATATTGGATTGGGTTGTCCTGGCATCAATAACTCCTCTTTTTTGTACGTGTCGATTTCTTCCTTGCCTTCTTTGCTGCTGCCTTACCCTTCTTGGTGTACGGATAGCGTACCTTTCCTACTTTTGGCATAATTCTCTCCTTATCTACGGGCCAATAGTGGCCCAACCAGATCCAGTATCAATCCTCACGTCCTGTGTGTCCGTTATCCAGATAAGACGCCCCACATTCCCAACGCCCGGTAGGGCACTCGATGTATAAGACTCCAGGGTTATCTGTCCCGTTGTGGGGTTCAGTGCCGGGGGTGCGGTGGAAAGGTTCTGTGCATTACGTCGCCCACGGGCACATTGCTTTGGATCTCTTGCAGCATTCCTGATTAAGCCATTTATTCCCATTACCACTGCCTCGCTCTGGGGCCATCGAAACTGTCAACTGATACGCCCATAAACTCGTACTGCCACTTCTGGCTGTTCGTGTTGTTCCTCAACCGGATAAACAGGTTGTGACCCGTCGCCCGACGCCTCTCCGACTTGTTCCTGCCCGCTACCCATGTGCCCGTAAACTTGGCACTCGCAGCCTTGGCAACCTGAGAACTCTCCCCTGCATAGACGGCAAAGGACACATTGTTGCTTGAAGTATCGAATGCAGCGTTAAGCTCCCGCAACATTAACTTCGGCTTATTCGTCAACTGGATAGGCCCCAGCCAGATATAACTGTCTATTGCTACTCCATCGTCAGCATTTGCCGGGGTATCGTAGTCAAACTTGCGTACATAGCCGTCCTGGCCGCCCATCAGGAGTGTCCTGTCGCTGCTCGTATCCCCGTCAAAGGTCAGTACCGACGTGGGGTTGTGGTCTGCCGTTGTGAACTTGTCCAGCCACCAGGAGTTGGTGCGGGCGTCGTAGTAGTAGTTGGTCGTTGCAGACCCGTCCAGAGGCGTCAGGAACACATAAAGACCCTTCTCGCGGTCGCTCCATATTAGCCGTACTAATGTTGTGTTCATGTTGATGCTCTTGAACTTCTCTTCAATAGCACCCTCTGTGAGGCTCTCAGGGGGAGATCCGCCAGGAGCCATGCGATAAACACCACCACGGGAGCCGTAAAAGTACACAGCACCGTCCGGGGCCTTGGCCCAACACCTGCCCCAGGCACCCCCGATAGTAGAAGACACAAGGTCAATGCGACCACCTTCAGCCGGATCACCTGTCATCTGGTGGATGGTATGGTCACCAAAGAAGATCAGAACATCGTCGTTGTACGGGCACATGGAGTTGATGATGTCAGGACTCTTCCCTGCATCCGTATTGTTCCCCGCCACCGCCTGGATCGCAGTTTCCGTTGAAGGCGAGTAATCCCAATCCAGGGCATTGCCAGCAGCACTCATAAACCAGTTATGGGCGTCAGCACTGATACCACTAGCCACAATCCGGCTTCTCCACGTCTCAATCAAACGAGGCTTATTAGAGCCGCTGGTCGGGAGAGTACCAGGACTTGCAGCCCAGGCCGCTACCGTATTGGTGCTGGCAGTCCACTTCTTCTCACTGGTACCATCTGCAAAATACACCACCCCAAACAATTCAGTGGAGAATACCACCGGTACACTGGAGCTAAGGGCACCACTGCCGTTGGTGGCAGTAGTAAACCCGCTGGTCGTAAACTTGGCTACAGTCCCGCTGGTAACCGCATAAGAGGTCACAGTCCGGGCACCTACCTCTGCCTGGCTCCCAGGTGTGTCCCTTGCTACCACCACGCCCATGTCCTGTACCTGAGAATCGGCGGTTCTGGAACTGTTGTACTTCGCAAGGCCCGCCCGCTGCGCACCCCTAGCCCGGCCAGTAAGCGGGTCGTAGACCCGGACGTTCTGACAATCGACAGTCGTCCCCCTGGGCTGATCCTCATGCGATGTACTGAGTACCAAACCACCAGAAGGCCACGGCATGTGGAATCTGGTGCGTCTTCTTGGCATGATTAACTCAGGGCTGCACCGTGGTTCGCAAGGATAGCCCAGACAACATTCGATCCCTTATCGACGCTGATCAAGGTCAAAACGTCACCGGCATCGGCCATTGTCGCGGTCGTTTCAGTACCAGAACCGGAGTTCAGGATTTCACCGCCAGCACTGGTAATGGCCAGGTCACCGCCATCTGTCTTGAGACAGACAGTGATCACGATGCCAGTACGCTGGGGAGATCCAATCTTTCGAGTCTCCGAGGCTGCGGTAACAACTGAACAGACACCACCACTGCGGTCTGACGGGATCGTTCCAGCATTGCCGGGATCAAGCAGACTAAGCTCGGTGGAGTTTGCAATATCTTGTAATACTCTGTGTGAAGTCACTGGTCATTTCTCCTAAGAGATAAAGGAAAACTTAACATTTCCAGCCGCATTCCCTACGGCCTTCAGGTAAGCTGCGCCCTCCAATCCAGAGGGAAGAGGAACAGCACGATCTGCCGCTACTGTACTGGTGATTGCCGAACTGCCGTCGTGACAGGCCTCGTAGTCGCCATCTTCAGAATCTGAGGCATGCCAGGTCAGGGTGCTAAGACTGCTGCCATTCGGCACATACACGAACCCTTTGCGGTAACCACGGTAGTTAATGGCCGGAGTTGTATCTATATCGTCAGTAATGGAAACAGTGCCTGTGGTGGCATTCTGTGGTGTCTGGTGCATAGGTCACCTAACTTGGGTTGGTGTCGTAGAAGATCGTTCCGTCATAGTCCACATCGCTGCCAAAGTACCTTCGGAACTCATTCTCTGAAGGCCCAAGACCATCTGAACGGTCGCCGTTGTACCCCATGTACTCAGGTGCGTTCAACTGAAGATCATGGGAGATGGAAGCAGCTAAACGCTCCGCAAACTTCTGTGTGTGGACTCCAGCGTTGTTCTCCAGCCTCTGCTCCGTAATGGCCAGGCAACTCTCTAAGATCGTCTCCGCATGGACTTCACCGCCCAGGGGATACGGGTTGGAGGTCGTTAGCTTCGCCTGTAGGGCGTGGTAACGATAAGAAAGGGTGTACACCTTGTCTGGTGTCGGCCACAAGAGAAGCTCAAACCTCTGACCATCACTACCATTCGATGTCCTGGCTCGCAGTGCTGCAGAAATGGGGTGGCTTCTCAAGGAGTTAAAGTCCCGCTGACGGAGGATACGAATGCGATGCTCATTCGTAATATCGATGGCATTCCACCGGTTGTCTCCAGCAGCAAAGGTAAGAGGCCCAATCATCCCACCAAAGCTGGCAGGAAGAGTATAGTCCGACGTGCCTGCCACAGTAGACAGAGTTGTCGTCGGTTCCAGGAAAGACCACTGGTGGGCCAAGCCTTGTCCTGGCAGGGGAGGGGGATGGTAGAACTGGCGCAAACCAGCAAATATCATCTCGTCGATCTGGTCAGTTTCGTCTGAACTCCAGTTTCCACTTGTCCTGTCCCCTAGCCATAGCCAACCGACCTCCTTGCGGAGGCCAGTAAGGCTTAGTGAAAGCGTGGATTCGCTCGATGAGGTGGTCGCTCCACCTACCGTCTTGATAGTAAACTGAACCGGTATGGCACTGGCATGAGTAAACAGAAGGCCGACCACAGCCCCGTTCATCTCAGCAGCCGTCAGATTGACGCTGTACTGGCCATTGCCTTCTTCTGCGACAGAACCAGAAATGGAGGCCTGTGTGCCCCCATCAAGCGTGTAATACTTGCTGACAGCACCTGCACCACCCGTTAGGGCAGCACCAGATGTCTTGTTCACAAGGGCAAAGGTAAACCCTGTGACGGCCTGGTTACGCAAAAAGCTCATTTACTACCATTGCCCAGTGCTACTGGCTTCTTGGGTGATTTCAAGAAACCGGAGTACCAAAGTGTGGCCAAAAGACACACGGTGTCGAATCCAATTGGCCCGTTTGTTCGTTTGTGGTATAGCCTGACCACCCGATCAAGGATGCTGTCAAGCTCCGGTGGGATCTCCGATCCCAATACGATCCGCAGGTCTTCTTTTAACTGTTGCATTGCTTCCCTTTCAAAAAAAATGGAAGGGGA